CGATGGGTTGATGCCATGGTGACGCTCATCAAAGGGGAGCCCTGGTTCAGGTGGCACGATTCAGGAGACATCCAGAGCCCGCAGCATCTGAAGAACATATTCGAAGTGTGCAACAGGACGCCAGAGACTAAGCACTGGTTGCCAACACGTGAAGCAAAATTTCTAACACTCATGGATCCTGAAGTAGTTCCAAAGAATTTAATTATTCGTATGTCCTCGCATATGATTGACCAGGGCCCAGTGAAGAGCTGGCCCTGGACATCAACTGTTGTAACAGATGGTAATCACAGCTGCCCGGCGTCAAAACAAAATAACGAATGCAAAGATTGTAGACAATGCTGGGATCGTGATGTACAAAATATAAGTTACGGTAAACATTAATGTACGAATTTAAACATCCAAAGTATTATAAGAATTTGCGCAAGCTATATAGATTGTGCAATAGGGACCAGGCCATTAGCGACAATGACTCGACGGAGTCCAGAGAGCGTGCGCCTGGGACCGGCCTCAAGCCGAAGCCTGCGTTTACGATTAAAGATTCAAGCTCCAAGCAGCAAGCTTCAAGCACCAAGCTCGTTAAGCCACAAGCGACAAGCATCAAGCCCCAAGCACAAAGGATCAAGCGCCAAGCCGCAAGCAACAAGCTCCTGGATTCTTGAACCAGGGAAAAGTTTTAGGGTAGAGGAAGAGAGGTCCTCTACCAAGATAAATGTATTCTTCGGATGCTTAACATGGAACGCAATTTGATGTGGAGAAAGTTTGATTTTTTTACTTCGAGTTACTTTAAGTTCTATAGTGAAAAAGTGGCCAGAAGTATTATACCCCAACAGATCAGGAGTCCCAAGTAAGCTATTGTTTTCAATCCTGACAAGGGAAATATCCTTAAAATTTTTCTTAATTTTTTGATATAATTTACGCTCTGGTCCCACAGAATTTTTAAAGTAACATTGTCATGCATTAATAGTCCTTCATAAGTTTATCTGGCAAGATAATCTTAGAAGGTTTCTCTGTTTTTAATACGAGTCTATGACTCATATGACCTGGATGACCGATGATAGGAACTGCATTTTCGTGCACTTCCATTCGTCTAATCTCATGTAGCTTTCCATCTTTCTCTACGTAGATAGTGGCGTTTTTTATAGCGTCAGAACCTTTAGTAAAGTTACTCAAGAATAACTGCAAGTCTTGTACTCTCATGAATCTTTTAATTTTAACTTGTTGGATAAGTCCTGTATCACTTTTTTATAACCTTGCAAGAGATTTTCAGCACTTTCTAATTTTGAAGATTTTTGTTTGTAATGATGTATATCTTTTCTTAGTTCTGAATTTAATCTATGATGACTTTCATTTATTTCTTCTAAATCTTTTATTCTTGCTAATAGCAAGAGACGTTCAGGTGAGTTGTCATTAACAGCTTTAATTAAAGCTAATTCATTTTGAGTATCTTGTAATTTTTTCTTTAAGACCTCTATTTGTTTAGTTAAATCTAAATTTCCCCTATCAAATAAATCTTTTAAGATTTCTTTATCTTCAACTTTCATGCCTTGACAATATAGGATAGTTACTCTAAATTGTCAATACAAGGAGAAACACTATGGAAATAAAAGAACATATACCACACTTTTTTAAAGAACATAAAAAAGCTACAGCAATAGTAATAGCTGTTATAATTGTATTAATAATAATCTAGTATGGGATTACCAAAGAGACTTACAGAAATGCAGCAAAGATTTGCTGAATACCTTGTATTTGGTGATGAGAACGGACCTGTTACTAAAACAGAGGCCGCATTAAAAGCAGGATACTCACCTAAGCGAGCAAGAGTTGAAGGAAGTGAACTTACAAATCCAAAATTAAATCCTTTAGTTGTAAAGTATGCTGGAGAGTTAAGAGAAGAAAGATTAAAAAAACACGAGGTCACTTACGAAGGACACGTAGCTGAACTTGCAAGACTTAGAGAAGCCGCTTTAAAAAAGGGGTCATTTTCTTCAGCAGTGAATGCGGAAGCAAACAGAGGGAAAGCAGCAGGATTATACATAGATAGGAAAATAATAAAAACAGGAAAACTAGAGGACCTATCAGAACAAGAACTAGAAGTAAAAATGAAACAAATTTTAGACGATTACGCACCTCTTTTAAATGCGAAAACTGTTGATGCTGAGGCAATTGAATCACCTAAAGTTTCTGAATCTTCTTTACCCACTGACGAGGTATCATCGTCCGATCCCCAAAACTAAAACTGCCATCATCTTCCTTGTCGTAAGATGCAAATAGTTTTATAGACTTACTATCTTTAGAATATAACCAACCTTCATTAACCGGTCTAGCTAACTTCATCTTATCAAACTCTTTGTCTGTAGCCCAGCCAGAATCACTCACACAATCGATCCACTCCACTCTGACTTTAGGATAAGGTATATCGGGAGTTCCAAATGAGGCAATAGCTTTTCTTCTTTTCCTAGGCATAAAAAATATTTAACAGATATTCCATAAAAGGTCTAGTTGCCACATTCTTGCCACAATTGGCCTTTCGACACTTCGATACCAAATTTGTTTTTTTTATTGCGCTGGGTAAAAAATATTGGAAAGGTGTCGCAAAGTACTGAAATTGACCTATAACCGTTGGTATTATTGACGAATAGTTTCGACACTTGGGGTGTCGGCAGGGTGTCGGCAGGGTGTCGCAAGTGTCGCAAAATCAGACTAAAACGTGAACAAACTGAGAGGGGGGTGTCGCAAAATGCGTTTTGCGATACCTGTTCGACACCTTGGGTGTCGCATTTATTTGTCATTTTTTTGCCTTATTTTTGCCACATTCTCTTCAAAAAGATCAAAAGAAAAATTAGCTGCCATTGAAATTCTTGTAATATCTGAAGTAAAACTACTCACACAATGCATTAAATTCCATGGAAAAATAAAAAAATCGCCTGTTTCAGGCATCAGTTCAAAACCATTTTTGTATAAATCTTGAGGATTACTTATAAAAAAATTTAATCCACCAGGTCCAACACCTTCACCTACAAAAGATTCTTTTTCTTTTATTAATTTTTTAGGAATATCTAAAAATAAAACACTAGATAGTTTACAATTCGTATGTATATGAGGCGGGTTAAACTCTCCTTTTTTCATGTAGTTAATCCAAACTGAGTTGGTGTATAAATTTTTAATTTTTTTATTATACCATTGCTCAAATACTATGGTGTAAGCCTGTATATAAGGATATATAATTTTATTAAATCTATCTGAATCTACTTGATATTCTTTTTTAATAACTCCTGCTAAATATTTATTATATTTGATACCGTGACCAAGTTCTTTTAATTTTTTAATATCTTTAGAAGATATTTTTGTTTTCCATAATAAAGGGCCCCAGTTAAAAACTTCTCCTGTAATTTTATTTTCTTTCATTTGTCATTTCTTTTAATAATGTATTTAAATCTCCTAACGTAACTCTCTCTTTCTCATCAAACTTTATTTCATGATACATGTCTAATCTTTTTAAAAACTTATGCTTCCAAGATCTTAACTCATGTCCTTCAATTTTAAATTCTTGATAGTACAGATCTGGTGTACATATCATAATTACACCCTGTTCTATATTTGACCCATACACCTGATCATGAGCCATGGCGTATGCTGCAATCTGCATGAAGTAATCTTCTATCCAATCTACTCTCTTTGGTCTATTTGATTGCTTAAAATCTACAATGGTGTCTTTAGAATTGTGTGTACAAACCAAGTCAGTAGACCCAGCGTATAACCCAGGATAATATAACGTAACCTCACTACCGTAATATTCTTCCACCGGTGTAAGACCAATTTCAATAATTTTTTGGGCCATGGGCTTCGCCGCTTGTCCGAGCTCCGTAAGATCATCGTAGCCAACTCCTGTGATATAAGATTCCAGGAATTTGTGCATGGCAGTTCCCCGCCTACTAGATAAATTCTTGATTCGCTCTGCTTCTTTTTCTCCAACTTTCGCCTTCCAATCTTTTAAGAATTGTTGATCCTTGGTCCGTGCTAATATAGTAGTTACACTTGGAAGTCTATAACCATTTATATCATAGATCCGTGATCCTTGGTCCTCGATACGTTTTCCTTCTAAATAGTTATATTTATTACTTTTTTTTATACCTCGCATATTTTTTTCTATACTATGATATTCTTTTAAATCTTCTTCACTCATCATAATTTGCCCATTTTAAAAGAATAGGTTCTTTCTCTTTAGCTTCTTCAACAGTCATTATAAATTCATCCTCTTCTTCTAATCCTCTACGCATAAGACGGTAGCTATCATTTTCAGAATGACGATATAAACCTCCATCTTTTATATAGTACCAAGTTTCTCTTTGTTTTGTCATAGTATTATAGCGCCAACTACAAAACCAACTACAAACCAAACAATCTCAGTTCTGTAATGTAGAGACCATACTTTTAATTTATTTAAGTCCATATATCCTCCTTTTAAAATTTATGTGTTTCTGTATAAATTTCTTCTGTTTCATTATCAATATTTTTTTCTTTCTCTTTTTTATTAAAAATTTCGTTCCAACGTTTTCTATAAACATTATTAGATACTCTAGACTTACCGTCCCACTTTCTTCCTTTTTCTTTTTTATTTTTCATTCTTTCCTCCTATTTTTATAGGAGCATAATCATTTTCATAATCTGCTACTTTAGCATTAACATCTAAATCCTGTGATAACTGTAACAAAGTATCATATACACGGCCTAAAGAAATATTTTTATTATAACTAGCACTTTCACAAATAATTAATCTAGATAATTTTTTTACGGTTAGGTCTTTCAAACTATTATAGATCTTAAATCTTTTTAATATTCTATACAGATCATGAATGTGGTTTTCTTGAAGGTCAGAGTCGTAATTTTTTATCCAGGTATATGCTTCTAATTTTTTATGCATGGCTAAAGCCAAGATCCAATTGCCTTCTCTCATGACTCCACTTTGTATCTCCATTGTTCCTTGGTCCGAGTAGCAAAGGTCGTGGTGATGATCTACGTTATACAATGTTGCCTTTTCTGGTACCAAATCATATGCGTGGTGGTGTGCTTTAATAAAATATGTATCTACCTTTTGTTTAAATAACTTGGTGCAAAGAGATATAATCTCTATCTCTTGTCTTGGAGTTTCTATCCAATCTAAATCAATTGTTAATACTTCTTTACTCATCTTTTTCTGTAACCTTTTCTAAAGAGTCTCTAAACCTTCCTCTCCACCCGTATGGTCCGTGGTGCACGGTCGTTGAGTCTATGTTTGCATATATCTTGTAACCTGCTTCTCTTGCTAAGTCACAAAAAGCTATGTCCTCTCCCTTAAATAAATGGTCCTTGAAGCTTGTATCGAAGAAATTGTACAGGGAATTATCTGCAGGGTTTTGCCCTGTTTTTTCAGCACCCATGATTTCTGCGTTAATATCTTCTTTCTTTTCATCAGGAAACTTTATCTGTAGTTCTGGTTTATCTTTCATAAGTTTTTCTAAAACATTTCTTTTTATCATCATCAGTCCTGTTGGCCCACTTGTTATCTCAACAAAACCATTTGGTAATATTTTTATGTCATCGTATTGTTCAAAAGATACAGGATAAGATTCTTTCATCTTTGCGTCTTTTAATCTGTAAGGTGTACAACAAACATCAAAATCACCAGCTAACATTCTAAATACAGAATCAGCTCCAAACTGCATGTCTGCATCTACAAATAATAAATAATCTTTATCTGAATGTAAGAAACCTGCGGTCAATAAGTTACGACAATGTCCAACGTAAGGACTTTTAGCTGTTCTAAATTCTGCAGGGATTTGATGCATGGTAAATTTGTTAAATAAGTTTAACAAAGAGAAAGTTGTCTCTACCTTTACGGTATCATAACACGCCATTGCAACAAACACACTAGGTCTTTTCATTATATTTTTTTCTTTAATTCTTCTAAGTATTCTTCTTGTTCTTTTATATGTTTTTCACTTTCAGGTGTATATTGAAGTGACTTTTCTTTTATTGAATTAAGAGGTGCAGAATCATGTATGTTACCAGAAACAGACACTCTAACAACATCAGATTTGTAAGGAGAAACCCAATGTTTTAACCATGCAGGAAAAATAAACATATCTCCTTCTTGTGGAAAATGAGACATATAAGTTATACAATCTCTTTGACCATCACCATATAAAAATTGTATGCCTCCAGGTCCAGCGCTTTTACCTTTGTAAGCTGCATGTTCTTTTTTTAATTCATCTGGAATACTTAAATAGATTACAAAACTTAAACAACCATCATGATCGTGTGGTGGATTAAACTCAAATTGTCTTTGAAAGTTTACCCACATAGAAGACATAAAATATTCTGGTTTTTTTTCGTACTTTTTGTTTCTATACTTTTGAAACATTTGATCGTAAACTCCTAGATATTGACTAATAAAAGGTACAACTTTATTTCTAGATTCTTCTCCATATCCTACTTCTTTGTCTAGTTGTCCTGCAAGATTTTCTCTAAAATCTTTAGTGCTTATCTTTGCCTCTTGTATTAATAGATTTTTTAATTGATCTTTTATTTTAAATCTAATAACGCAAGGTCCCCAATTATATGTTTGAACTTGTAGTTTATCCCCTGGTTTTATTCCTGTATTTGTCATTCTAAATTCATTGCCTCTTTATATTGTTTTAAATTTACCACGTTGTCGTTAAATATTTTTTTATCACTGTAATGATCTATGACTTGTTGTATTTTACCTAATTTAGTATGAGCGTAGGGAAAGAGTAAGCAACACACGTAATACGCGTCTCTAAAAGTGCAACGCCATCTGTATTGCATTAAATATTTTGTACCATTCTTTCTAAGTCCTTTACGAGGTTTGTCAGTTAACGAACCAACACCTAGTACTTCATGCACCCAAATTAACACAGATTGATCTGTCATTGCTATCTCCATGCTAATTCTCATAGAGTTAGAAATTCTATATCCTTCTCCTTTGCTTTTCTTTTTCTTTTCAGGTCTACGAGTAATGGTAATGCTTCCTTCTCCATCAAATAGACCGGCAATGTATGCTATATCAGATTCCCGTACCATTATTGTAAAGTATTATTGCCACTGTTATCATCACTAATGAGATTACTAGTTCCAATAGTTTCATAAAATTCTCCTTCTGAATCACAATCCCAACATTGATGCACATTTATTTCTGTCTTATCTTCTGGATCTTGTATTTTAATAAACCCGTTTCCGTTACAAGTATCACAAATTAATCTTATAACATTACTTATTTTTAATTTTGCCATTGAGTTTTCTCGCTTTCTCGTTTGATAAAACTTCTATAGTTTTAGAAATAGATAATTTGCCATCGGGCAATAATACCTTTGATAACTTTTCTAAAATAGAATATGTTTCTTTTGTTAGAGAAACATTTTTGTACTTACTCATGTCTGTCATTAGTTGTTTCCTTTCATATTAATGTATACAATATAGGTTATTTTATAGGATTGTCAATGAAATTTTTATTAAGTATGATTTTTTGTACCAGTGTTTATAATACCTGCCTGGAGCCTTTTCAAATGCCGGACATTTATGATTCTCATTATGATTGTATGGAAGCAGGTTATGAAGAAAGTCTTAAAAAAATTAAAGAACTTGGTAAAGAAGAAGTTAATAAGTATGGGACACTTGTAAAATTTTTTTGTGCACAAACTAATATGGCCGAGGAAGAAAATGAACTTATAATTCCTAAACCAAAACCTAAAATCCAAAGCAGCATTTGACAATATTACAAAAATATGGTAGTCGAAATTATCTTCTCACCATTACCTACTTCTTATTTCCCTCTTTAGGAGTAGGTGTATCAATAATTAATTTATTATTTAAGTGATCCATTTCATGTAAGACTACTCGACAGGGTAAGTGATAAAATGTTTTATGTTGATTTTTACCATGTTCACATTTCCATTCTAAATTAACTGATAAAGATCTACTTACTTTTACTTCTTCACCAGGACAAGATAAACATCCTTCAATGTCAGTCATTTTTATATTATTTTTAGACTTTACAATTGGATTAATAAATACTTGAGGATTATCTCTTTCATTACTTGTATCCATAACAAAGATTCTTCTATTATAACCAACTTGGTTTGCAGCTAATCCAATACCATTGTTTTCATACATAGTTTGAATCATATCCGCTATTAATCTTTTATTATTTACATGTAATGGAAACTCAACATCATATGTTTCTTGTCTTAAAAAGACATCAGGTTTTTTTAATATTTTCATACTAACCCCCACAGTTTCCGTGCACGTACTCCTGCAGGAGCAAAGGCTCCGAGGCTACCCCTACCATAGCGGGGGTCACAGCTTGACGTACAGGGAATAGCGCGAGGCATTATTTGGACGCCGGTCCTTTTCAATTCTATTTGCATACACATCCAATCATAGTTCCACTACCA